AATGCTGCAAGGCAAAGAAGACGTACTCGTTCAAAGAATGCAAAACCTAAATTTCCTCAAACACAACCAGTAGTTTCTCAACAACCAACACCAGTTGTAAATACAACTGTTGTATCTGAACCAATTGTTACTGAGACTAAATCTACTTTGTTGTCACCTGTAGTTAACCCACAACTTGTTACTGTTGCAGACCAACCTTTCGAAAGCGTGCTTCCTAAAAGAGCAGCTGCTGAAAGGCGTCGTAAGCAACAAATACATAACGGCAAAAAGCCGATGAAAGTGGAAGCTAAATCATGTATTTTTGCTGATATAGCTCCTCATTTATTACCTAAAATTACTCCTGACGTTGTCCATCGCAATCGTTTTGAAAGCCCTATGGCAGCTTCAGGTATTATGAAAGTTGTAAGTGCTCCGTGTTATTGTTGTGCCTTTTATAATGACACTAATTTCGTTGGAAACGGAATAGTTTTTTCACAAGGCGTTTTAACAATGAGACATGTTTTGCAAGAAGCAACTAGTGTTGAATTTTTAGGCAAAAAAGTTGCCTGTACGAACCAATCTAAAGGACCTGATGGTATCATCATGTGTCCCATTTTGTTTCCAAACAACACTTCTTACAACAACCCTAAAATTTTACAAATTTTGAAAACTAAGGAGTTTACAAGTTGCCAAGTTTTTAATTATGGTGAACGCCTCTACAGTGCAGGAAACTGCAGTCCTGTTTCAGGTGAAATTCGCCATAGCTGCTCGACTCTGCCTGGCTGGTGTGGATCACCAGTTATAACAGCCGATGGAAAAATTGTTGGTATCCATACGGCAGGCACAAAAGACTATAACATAGCAACACCTATAAATGAACAAACTATGCGGTTTTTTCGAGAAGTGGAGGGGACTAAGGCCTCTCCACGCACTAGACCCGGAAAAATTGTGTGCACGGACATGTCAAAACCATCAGTTAGGCATGTCTCTACTGGACCCGCAGATAACAAAACTGGTAGACAACCACGTCGTAACCCCAGTGTCGTCACCGGGGCTACGACCTCTGCCGTTCAGTAAATTAGCTTATACACCTCCAACTGGAATGGCCCCACCCCAGTTGGATCAACTTTGGGCTCCAGCTCCTTTAGATTCAATATCACTTGTGAATGGGTTTTTAAAAACCCAGCATGAACAACCTGCTGAGGTAGACCTCGAATTTTATCGAGCTATCGAGACATTGCAGGCGGTTCTTGCTCCTTTCTTTTTGGGTTCACAAGTTTGCAGCCCTGAACAAGCTGCAACTTATTTAGATTTAACAAAAGCCTCCGGTCCACCTTATAACGTGGACTTTGGGCCAACTAAAGGTGATGTCTTAAAACAGATAACACCTCAAAAACTTTATGAAGACTTCTTAAACTATACACAATATAGTGAAGCCACACTGAAAGATGAACTGCGACCTCCTGAAAAAGAAGCTCGTTTGTTCGTCCCATCAAATATTTCAACTGTTTTGGTAGGTAACATGCTTTTCTATGATCAAAATCAAAGACTCACAACTGCAAGACATTTCACACCTTGTAAAATAGGTTTGCAAGTGCCTGGTTATGAAGCTTATAATTTTTGGAAGAAATTGCGTGAAGCCGAAGGCGATTACTACCAATTTGATGGCGCACAACATGATGCACATGTACCAATGTGTCTCGCTTCAGTTTTGAACTTTGTACGCAAAAGTTTTTTGCCTGCACAATATCATGACTTGATAGATCGGTATTATGACACCGTCTATAATGGTTATGTTAATGTTGGAGGTCACATTTTCAATGTACCCATGCAAACATCTGGACAAATTTTAACATCTTCTGATAATACAATATTGGTGTTATTTTTGTTAATTTTACACTGTATCAAGCACGGTGGTTCTATTCAGGATCTTATTTCTAGTCCTAATGGAATAACAGGTGATGATATAGTCTTAGTAGACAAGACTGGTATCTACAAACCAATTTTGTTGGCTGAGACTTGGAAAAGGTTTGGCATGTATTTAGACACACCTAGTTTAGATCCTCAACCCTTTGACAGTTTGATGTTTATGGGTATGATTCCTGCTGATTACATTTCTAAGAGTGGTATAGAATACCATCTTTACACTTTTAGACCTGAAAAATTGTTATCTTCTATATATTATGTAAAAAGGAATCACAATAATCAGA